GAGACATACGAGGTTGTTGGTGCTGAGATCCAATTAGCGGTTCCGGTGCTAAACCCTTCAACCGGGTTGCCGTTCTGCCCAGCTACGCTACTTGCTAAGAAGAAAGTGGATTGTCGGCCATTCTCTGGTGCTGTTGGGTATGGCTTTGCAGTTGCTGGCGACGAAGTTGCTTCAAGTGTTCGTTGGCCTTATTATCAATATTTCACTTTAGACGCCTTATACCGTTGTAGAGGGACAGGTAAGCTGTTTGTGTTCGAAGCAAAAACGGCTCATAGCCCAAAGCAGCGAATTCGGACTGCACTTATGGACCCTCAGTTGAGTGGATATGTCTATGGAACTCAGGTAGCGGTACGAGCAGGGCTTATTCCAGAAGTTGGTCCCGATAGTGAGGTTGCTGGCTACATATTTGACGCGGTCTGTAACAAACCGATGTCGCAGCCAAAAGAGAATAAAAACGGCACGATGTCTAAACAGTCAAAACCTACAAGCTATGCTCTTAAAAAGTATATTGAATCGCAAGAGCTTGACCGAAACGATTTTGAGGCAGAAATTCTAAATGCCAAAATGAATGTAGATGTAGTTTGGTTTCAGCAAATTCTAGGCACTTGTGGGCCAGAGGTTCAACAAAGGTTTGCGGCAGAGCTTTTTGGCTCCGCTGTTCGAATCGCTAAGATGAGAGTTGACGCGTCAAGATGTAAGAGCGAATTGGATACGCATATTCTTTTTCCAAGGACTCCGATCTGCATGGGCGGGTTCTGTCGATACAAGAGTATCTGCCTGCAAGACGATCCCATTGGCAGAAACAATTTCGAGACAGCAGAGGGAGTTAGATGGCTCTCGGATAATTTAACAGAAGAAGAAAGCAAGGAGTTAGCATGGTGAGTAAAATGATAGAAATAATGAGAGCAGGAGATATAAGGCCGGAAGATGTGCATGTTAAGGGGTTCTTTTACGGACCCCCGGGCACCGGAAAGACTTGGGGTGCAAGTACAGCACCGAGTCCGTTGATTCTGTTGACAGAGCAGAACGGAATGACAAGCATCCGAGCAAGCAATCCAGATGCGCTGGTTGTGTATTGTAGCACTATTGAAACAGTGCGAGAGTATTTGACTTACGCAATAAAGGGCGATCTAGAAGAACACGGTATCAGAACAATAGTAATCGATAGTCTTACAGAAGTTCAGCGTCTTTTTAAAGACGAGATTATTCGCAGCAAGGGCGCTGGCGCGCTCTTTACTATCCAAGATTGGGGTGATCTTACTGAGAAAATGAGGCGGTTCATGAGAACTCTTCGAGACATAAAATTCCACGTGATCTGCACAGCGTTGTCTCAATCAGAACGCGACGAAACAACTGGAGTTCGTCATACTTGGCCCTGCTTTCAAGGTCAAAAGATCCCGGCAGAAGTGGCTCAGTATTTCAATTTTGTAGCATTCATGGTCAAGCATGAAGACAAGGACGAAAACGGCGATCGACTAGTCCGTTACAAGGCTCTTCTCGACGGATCGTCCAACTATATGACAAAGGCAGCGCACCCATTAACCGGCGTCTTGGACGTTGATATACCCAAATGGTTTGACACTATTATTAACAATATGAACAAAGAAGGAAGTGAAGCATGAAACTAATGATTGACCCTGAAGGCGGGGAAGTTAAGCTAGAAGCTGGCAGGAAGATCGCTATAGGCGTTGGAACGAATCGATGGGAATCGCAAGGCGGAACCTCGATGCTTTCTGTGGCTTTTGTGATTTTGCACAGCGAAAAAAAGGACGTAGGAGCACTCCATGTCGAACGGTTCGCGTTAACTGAATCAGCGTCATGGAAAATTGGTAAATGGGCAGGAGCGTCGGGCTACCTACAGAGGTTCGATGTGTTTAACGACGATGAAGTGAATAATGTACTTGCTTCAGGACCTGTTATGCTGACGCTAATTGAGGACAACTACGGCGACAAAGAGCGTCTCAAAGTTGGATCGTTCGATCGGTATAATCACAGTGGTGAAATGAGCGATGCTTGGGAAACGCTTATTTCGCAAGGCGAATCGATGTGGGCTGCTGTCTTGAACAAGATGCAGTCGCGCAGTTCGAATTCAGGCGGAAGTTATGGTAATAGTAACCATGCTTCAAACCCAGTCTCCTCAACCGTTACCGACGACATTCCGTTCTAAGTTTTGGAGCCTCGGCATTGATGGGGGGCGTACCGGTGCAGCCGTTCTGGTAAGTCCCTCATTTGAAGCTAAGGCAATTATTACCTGGACATACCGAAAGCGGAAGTCTGGAAAGATTTATTGTATTGAAAATCATCTTATTTCTGAGAAAAAAGAAGTGAAGTTCCCCTGGCAGATAGGATATGAAATTAAACGCCGACTAGCAGTAGCAGGCGCTTTCGCGCTGGTTGAAAATGATATGATTATTAGTTCGGAAGACATTTATGTCGGCAGAAACGCGAAGACTTCAATTACCTTAGCTCGATTCTGTGGAGCAGTTGTAAGTCAGGTAGAAGCGTTTGACAGATCAGGGGAAGCTGTTTGGGTGAGAGCAGAGCAGTGGCGAAGAGAACTTCTCGGTCTTAACTCGTTTACAAAAAGAGCCGACGCCAAAGCAGCATCAATCAAGCTAGTGCCACAGCTTGTGTCTGGCTTAGATTATAAAAATCTAAGCAGCCTAGACCATGTCACCGATGCTGCCGGAATAGCAGTTTGGGGCCTAAAAACGAGATAACAACCCTGTTATACTAACAACACAACCAAGGAGAGAGCATGTCTAAAGTCAGCACGGCAGACATTGATCTGGTTTTTCAATGCTGGAAAACGTACCAGCCAAGACCAGGTGTTTGCAAACTAACTCAGTCGAGACGAAAACTAATTTCAGCGAGGCTAAAAGAATATGAGGTCGAGGATCTTTGTGTTCTGTTTCATTACATCTTTACAGCAAACGACAGCCTTTGCCGCTGGATGCGCGGCGAGAACCCTTCCCAAAGATCTTATCTAGATCTACAAAACCTGCTTCGAGTAACAAAAGTTCCTCACCGAGTCGAGCAGGCATGGAAATGGCGTGACCAGCAGGCTGAGAAAGCAGAACAGCAATCACAACCTGAATCGGGAATTGATCTTGGATTCATGGGTGTTCTTAGGGGAAGAAAATGAGGTCACAATGGATTGTGGTAGCAAAGTCTAAAGAAATATCCTCGCTCTTTTCAGAGACAGGGCAAAAGCAGGGAAGAATGGGCTCGTTTGGTCCGTGTCTAGCTTGTGGGTGTGAAAAGCGAGGCAGTAGTGACACGAGGCTTGCCTGTGCTTTTTCAAAGAATAAAAAGGGGTGGACTTGCTATAAATGCAACGTTGGAGGAGATGCTGTCGAGCTTATAACTTGGGCGGCTGTCAGCAAGACATCAAAGGACTGTACTTCTAATGATTGGAAAAACGTAAAAGCCTGGGTGGTTGAACATGGAATAGTTGAATCTAGCGATTCAACAGACACTCCTCCCATTAAGAGCGTGTCTAAAATGACAGCGGAACTTTCAGGGAAGTCAGTTCAGGTGGAAGAGAAGCCGGTCTACAATCAACCGGGAATGAAGTGGCATGATGACTTGGCAAAAGAATGCGCTGAAAGACTTTGGAACACTGAGATAGGCAGCAAGGTTCTTGACTACTTAAAGAACGAACGATGTTTCTCAGACGAGACAATTAAAGAGTTTGATCTCGGGTGCAGCATTGTATCGGGAGAGCCTTGGTTAACAATACCGCTTAAAGACGCGAGCGAGCGATGTGTTAATGTTAGATTTAGAACAATCCCTCCAGCTAAAAAAACCTTTCGAGTGTGCAGTGGTAGACCGCTTCCCTTATTTGGATCAGACAGGCTAGGGACCGATCATCATTCTCCGGTAATAGTAGTTGAAGGCGAGTGTGACGTTATTGCTTTCTGGCAATACGGAATGACCACGAGCGTTGTCTCAGGTACAGCCGGCGCTTCAACATGGAAGGACGAGTGGCTTGATACGTTAGAGCATTACGACCAGTTCATTGTTTGTTACGATAACGACGATGCTGGCAGAGACGGGTCTAGGCGCTTCGCTGAAAAAATGGGCAAGGAGCGATGCTCGGAAGCAATCTTGCCAAGAAAAGACGCGGGGGAATGTTTATCGTCAGGAGTGTCGGCAGAATCGGTAAACCGAGTCATTGACAGAGCGCAGCCCATGTTCGGTCCTAAGTTTAAACGAGTTGATGCCTACGAATCCGACATTGAAAGACTAATACAAAATCCTCAAGAACTAATGGGTAGACCTACTGGGAGCGATCGGATCGACAGATGTTTAGGCGGTTTGCGTCCAGGATTAATGGTTGTCTCTGGCGATACAGGGCACGGCAAGACAACGTTTGCGACTTGGCTTCTTTGGATGCAGGCTCGTCAACAAGTGCCTGTAATGATCACGTCGTTTGAACAACGTCCAGTAGGTACAGTTCAGAAGCTGTTGAGAATGGAGATAGGCGGTGACTTTACAGAGCATACTCCCGAACAAAGAGCGTCAAGCCTTGGAAGTTTGGGTGGACTTCCGATTCACATGCTGGATCATTATGGGCACTTAAGTCCTGACGATTTAATGCAGTCAATTAAATATGCTCACCGTAGGCTAGGTGTTGAAGTCGTTCTAATAGACCACTTGGGCTTTATGCTAGACGCAAAGAGCGACAACAAAGTTAGCCAGATAGAATCAATCATTAGAAACCTAGCTGTTATGGGATACTCGTTAGGAATAACGGTAATTCTAGTCTGTCACCCAAGAGGCACACCTCCGGGACATGTCCGAATAACGGTGAACGATCTAAAAGGCTCCTCAGCAATTAAGCAAGACGCGAGTGAAGTAGTGATCGTGGTGCGAGATCCACCGACTCCCCAGTCTAACCCGCCCAGAAACTGGCCAGCAACCTGGATTCACTTTGACAAGGTACGTTCTGAGTTTGGAGTCCCTGGAAGTAAGGCTCAGTTGGCATTTGGTCCAACTAGTTGCATTTATGCCGACAGTTGGCTTGATACTCCAGAGGGAAGTCGAAATGTATTTGGAAATTTATAAGAGGAGAAGAAATGAATGAGATAACAGATTTTTCAAGACCTGGAATACTGTCTGCGGTAGTAACTAAACTAAACCCAAAGTTCGTAACTGAAGGAGATTTTGAAGGTTACAACTGGACAGTTGAGTTTTCGTCCGAGATTGATCCTGAGTGTGTGAATAGTCTTGAAGGAACTATTCCAAGCGCAATGAAGTATCACAGCAAAGCAATTAGTGAAAAGTCATATGCTTCAATATTAGTAAAGCCTCTTGACTCGATTGTTTTTATCGAGTTCCAGAGCGCCGTAACTCGTGAAGCTTATTTTAAATCAATGGCAACTATTGTCAGCTTGAAGCTCAACGTAAACGACAAGTTTCAGACTTTTGTTGGAAAGGTAAAAATAGATCACTTGGACTTAGAGCAGTCTTCGGCTCTTTTGTATTGTCTTGGCCGTGAACTTATTCTAAAAGCCGAGCCTCGCCAGCAGACGCTGTACGATATAATTCCTGAACCAGAAGTAAGAGTCGGGCAGATTGTGTGCGCAAAGACGGACTCAAGCATTCTTTATGGCAGGGTAGCTTCAGTTAGTGGGTTCGATATAGAAATTGAAGACTTTGGAAAAACGTTTTCTATTAATCGTCCAACGGCTGTCTTAGATATTGAGATAAGCCAGGTTGTGTATATCTACTACCAGAAAGCTTGCCAGGATCTTAATGTGAAGCCGTCTTGGGGTTACCTCGTCTCCGGCTTAGCTGCGGCACCAGATACAGGTGATGGGCTTGTTATCACTCAAAGCGTCGTTGACGCCACTATGCAAATTCAGTCGGGAGATACTCATGGTTGAGAAATGCGCGATACAGACAATCAGGCTTTCAAAGCTTGAAGAAGATACTAGCTCACCTGCTCTTGCGGCTCTTGTGACAGACGGATGGGAACCTATTGGATCAGTAGTAATAGACGACGGCACCCAGCCAATGCTTCATATGATTCTAAAGCCACCTAGAAACCTTGAAAATGAATATCAGAAAGCTAATCAATTTCTGCTTCGTTTAATTGTCTTTCTGCTGTCAGTAGCAATTGCAGAATTGTCGTTTATTGTGTTTAGATTATTCTAAAAGGAGCCAACAGTGCCCAAGGGGAAGAAAGTTAATAATATATATTCCCCAGATTTTCTAGCACCATCTAAAAACCACTGGGAGCTCATTTGGCGTCGAAGATTGGGTCGATATTCAATTGGAATGCAGAGGAGAAAGAGTCGCTTAAGAAACGGAATTAAGATTGTGTATGTAGAAGGGAAGAAATAAATTATGACCAAGGTTAAAATGGAAGTTTGGCGTTTATCTACCAAAGACGGGTCTGCTACTTACGCAATGAACCGAGACGATTTACCCTTTGGCGGGTTTCTAGTCCAAGGTTACGATACAGAAATTTGCGAGTGTATCGAGGTTGATGCTGGGAGCAACTGTCACAGGGCTGCCGTTAAAAATACCCTTGTCAAGAACAACTAACCAGAAAGATAAATCTGACTATTTCTGTGCCAGATAATGATTAAAATCTTTCAATAAAAGTAATCCGACAGCGAGTTCGATATAGTCTCTGTTAGTCTTTTTGGGAAGATTAGCAGAGAGAAGCACGATAGAGCATAGCTCGAACGCCCTGTATAGAGCGTTCAGCCCCCAAGACTCAAAAAGTGATTCAACATAAAGCTCACCAATGTCTTTAGGTGTCCATCTAGATTTTTTCCCAGTCTTAGTTCGAAAGCCCGAATCTGTCTTAGACAGGGAAACGCCCTCACATAGATGCTTTGACAAAGCCTTAAGTGCGGCGCCGTGATTAGCCTTGTAAGCAGAGTGAAGGGATGGCTCTTTTAAAATATGAGTAATGAGTGGAGGACAATGTAACCTCATAAACTCACTTCCTACCAATGAAAAGGCGTCTGTCTCTTCAACATAACTAATAGCCCACTCTTGAAAGTCCTTCCAGCAATAATTTTTGTCATCTTCTGACGCTTCAAATACAGCCAGAGCGCCAACTAAATAATGATGAGTGTTCATTTTCTACCTTTTTTAGGTGGTATCAAAGGATATGAATCAACCACTTTAAATACATCTTTTTTCTTTCTGCGTATCTTTAAAAACCTGACAGCCTTATTAACAACTTCTGACTCAGAAGTGCCTTCGTAGGCAAATACTTCAATAGACGAACGATATAAATATGTTTCATATTCCACGACGTAGATACGTCTTTTAGGAGACTTTTTCTTCTTTTTTTTCATTAAAGATGCTTTGGATAAGAATTTTGAATAAGTGTTGAATTATCAAGGATACTTCTGACACCCTTTAAAAATTCCTCTGACCCCTTAGCTTCTCTGTCTCCGTTAACATAGATTAGAACGATATTAATTTTCTTTTTTAGACATTTGTTAATTAGAGTATTAACTCGGCGACTGTGCAGGCTGGATGGATAAATTTCCCTAAAAGATAAAAAGTCTCCAAATTTAGACGATTTGTCTGAAGTAACGAAGCATCCGATATTATTAGGCTGGTCTGCAATTGAAAAATGACCATGAAGCCAGGCGCACTTAAACTCGGAGCAGAATGAAGGTCGATTCTTATATATCTGACAAGCGTTGTAACCACCCTTCTGATGCTTGCATGGCGTGTTTCTGGGGCTTTCTACCTCATCAACAGGCAAGACCTCACAACAAGCACTACAGGTGCCGCAACGACGATTCTTTTTAGCCATTATGCCTCTAATATTTCTGAGAATAGATTTGAATTGGTTTAGTTCTAAGTCTGTTACCTGAGACTCTTACCTGCCTAAGATAACAAATGCCGTGACCGTGCCTATTATTGACCCGTAGCAGGTGCCGATAAATAGCCCGGCAGAGAACGCGCCAGAGTTTTTAAGAAAATGAGGCATGTGAACGTCACGTTGTTTAGATCGTGAGCTTATCACGTTGCCTAGAAGCGTTCTGCGGCAAATCTAGCGAGCACTAGTACACGCTAGTTCTATCTGAAGCGCCATATCGCAATCCTAGATAATGAGAAAACTTCAAAAAAGTGGCTTTGGGTGCTTGACTTGTACTGCTAGACATAGTATACTGTATACAGTTAAACAAGCAAAGGAGTTACATCTTGCTTAGAATAAACAAAGAATTGAGAAAATGGACAGTCCGGTTTGCACTTAGAAACGGACTGTTTGGGCAAACTCGCAACCTGATATGGCAGCGAATGAGCCGTGGAATCTACAAGCTTTCAGATGGTAATAAAACTTATCTGATTAAACACCGTTCCCAGACTTGGGAACTTTTAAATAGAGAAGAAGATGCTAAAACTAATTAATGATATTCAAAGACAACTCGTAGTAAATCCAGACCTTGTAAGCTTTTTACAGGCACTCCATCTAGACGGAGAAGATCCTGGAACCATTGTTGGTATTCTTAGCGATGCTGAAAAGTGGCGCGAAGAGATAGAAGTCTTCGTTAAAACTGGCGCCTTGCCATTCGATGAAGCGGACGAAAACGGTGCTGGCGAAACGGTCGCTACTGTAGGCGAAAATGAATAGCCGAATTCAGAACTGGGCAATAGGTCTAAGCGCGAACGCTATTTGGCTAATGATGCTAGTGGGTGTGTCATGGATATAATGGCCTACGGCGGTTGGCTAAGAATAAGGCGAGAACCGAAATGTTTCGTAATCTCAAGTCCAGACAATTTATTTCTAGAACAAACAATAACTGGGTCTGATATTCAGACTAATTGTTTTCCTAGTATAGATTATGGATTTCACATGTATGAAACTCGTATTCAACTTGACAGTATACATAAGCTAGTGAAGCATCTTGCTAACAGCATGATTACTGGAAAAGTTGAAGTTCCGAAATGCTCCGAGCCTTTTGCTCAAGCCCGATTAAAGCTGTTTAATGGACTCTCATACCCAGAGCATAACAGTGTGAGCGGGCAAGAGTATGCGGCAGGAGCGTCGATTCATGCCAAAAAAGCAGACACTTGGAGATGTGAATGCGGTCGGTATGTCTTAAATGATGGGCTTCCCTGCTTCTGTGGAGAGCCGAGTCACTATAGCCGGGGGAAAAGCCGATGATTGATGATGTAAGTACAGATCCAAACGATCAAGAACAAGCTTTGTTTGAGTACCTAAAGGCTAGTGGACACGGAATTAAAACACTTAACGACTTCGACGATCTAAAAGAAATTAAAGGTGATCATCTTTTTATGTATGAAGTTCCGTACGATATTGTGAAGTTTGGTTTCGCGGCAGGAGCCACAGCCTTTAAAGATCTAGTTGAAAATGTTCCTCGTTCCTCGTTTGAATCACTCGTGTTCTGCTTCTCAGGATTTGCTGATTCGAGTCGTCCGCTATTCATGGAAAAGAAAGTTGTGAACTTTGTTCGTGGTTTCCTGTTTGGGTCTTTGAAGCGTCCTAGTATATCAAATGCGGTCGTGGCTCTTAATTTATTATTTAACGAAAATGTATTCGCTTTTCCTAAAGGCTTAAAGTCCATGTCGTTCTGCGGCGATGCCTACGAAGTAGCTGGTGGCATTTGGGCAGTTGCTCACGCTTTTCCGAGAGAAATATTTGTAGGCGATAAAACAAGTCCAAGCGGGTACTCAAGGGATATTGATCTAAATGTCGACCTCTATAATTTACTCCTAAGCGAGCGTGTTGAAGACGATGTTGTTGGTGTGTTACTGTCACGAGGAATGTTTGTCGGGGGATCTTAGTGCCGGAGTTCGCACAAAATCTGATTAGATGGGGTCTAAAGCTAGATACTTTCACGGCAAACGATGTAAGGAACAAGTTTCCGAATATTTGCGGAAGAAAGCAAAGAGCAACCTTAATTGGCTTACTTGTACAGGGTAGCATGAGTAGATCAACTAAACAGGACGGAAGTTATATATACTGGGTTAATAAAGATATGGCTGAAATGCTTAAGATAGGGTGACAATATGTCAATTGCTGGAATGGCTGGTCGGATTATAACAGTGTATCGAAGAACGGCTTCGGTTCTTGATGCGAGAGGGGTTTCTCTAACAATGACCCTTGATCGACCCTTACAGAACTCGGCTACTTTAGAGGTCACAGTTACCGGAGGGACTGGAGATCTTACCATCACAGGCGTTGTTAACGGCGCTTCAGATACCGAAGTGCTCACGTTCACAGGCGGGACGCCTGAAGTTCGAAGAACGATCAAAGTTTTTGATAGCGTGTCTGAACTTGGCGCAGTTATCGGTCTTCGAGGTTTCAACATTTCAGTTAATGCAATCGGTGAGGACGGAAGCAGAATCTATGTTCATTATGTGGTAATGTCAGGAGTGAGAATGCACTTGAACCACGGTGTTCCGTACTGGCGAAATCCAAAAGAAGGATCAGCCCAGCTTCAGGATGTTTGGTTTGGAATTGACTACACATCTGCCTGGACTCCTAGAGAGGGCGATGTTTTTTTTGATAAGGCTGCGAATCAGCAATACATGGTGACCGGGCCTCCTGAATACTTGGGGTCAGTTCAGCCTCACCACTGGGAAGTTCGAGCTAAACGAAGAGCAGGAACGGTACAAATATGAATAAGCGTGATAGGTTGAGATCAGCAGTTGTTGGGGTTGTTATTCTAGTTCTGTGTGTTTCGCTTGTGTTTATGGCTAGTTAATGGTTAGGTGCGGCAACTGCGGCCTGTTTTCAGCCTATCCAGACCCTAAAGGACAGAGCGAAGGCGTCTGCACCTACTATCAAATAGTTCTCTCTAGAGACGATACCTGGAAAAAGCGCGAATGTGATGACTTTATTATCAAGCTTCCAGAGGTATCCACGCTTGACCACTTCAGTCTTAAAGTGACTAGAGACGGACTTGGCGATGCTTACAAGGAAGCAAAGAGGGCAAGGAAGCTTTCAAATGTTGCACTTGTGTTGAGTGTCGTGTCTTTAGTGTCGGGTCTAATTTGGTAGAATCGCATTTTGGCTTGGCTGTGTACGTTGGCACGTTAAGGGTCTGATTAGAAGCGCCGTATCGCGATCCTAGAATCGATGTTTTGACAAACCAGCGCCCATCGTTTAGAATCCGTACCAAGGCATCAACCGCATATGCCTTCATCTAATACAGCGGATTGCCGAGGTAGAGATGAAGAAGATTCGTGTAGCGGTTGTTGGTGTTGGCAATTGCGCCTCAAGTTTAATTCAGGGTGTTCGGTATTACGAGACTTGGCCTTCTGAAAACGGCATCACTCGAAGCTTAATTGGCAGCTATCAACCCACAGACATTGAGTTTGTCGCTGCCTTTGATGTAGATAGAAGAAAAGTAGGTCAAGACCTGTATGACGCGATCTACGCCAAGCCAAATTGCGCGATGAACATAATGCCGCGTGACCAGATGGGAATGAGTGACTGCCTTGTCAGTAAGGGGCCTGTCTTGGACGGAGTGGCTGACCATATGAGAGCCGAAAACGAGCTAGACGCGGAACGGTTCTACGTAGACGACAAGTTAGACCCAGTCGACGTGGCTCAGGTTTTAGTGGATTCTCGGGTCGATATTTTAATTAATTATCTTCCAGTGGGTTCGCAGCAAGCCACTGAATATTATGCGTCAGCTTGCATCGATGCAGGCGTGGCGTTCATGAATTGCATTCCTGTCTTTATCGCGTCTGATCCAGAGTGGGAAAGACGGTTTGTTGAGGCTGGGCTTCCGCTTATCGGCGATGACATGAAGAGCCAGTTCGGAGCAAGTATAGTTAGTCAAATGCTTCAAGAGCTTGCTTTCGAAAGAGGGCACAAGGTGAAATGCCATATTCAGGAGAATGTCGGAGGGAACACAGATTTTTTCAATATGACAGACAAGGATCGCTTGGCAAGTAAGAAAATCTCGAAAGAGAATGTCATTAGAAGCCAGAACGAAATTAGAAACATTGACGCGTCTGATAGCTTTCTTTATGCCGGTCCAAGTAATTACATTCGTCATTACGGCGACAACAAGGTAGCGACCTTTAGAGTAGAGCTAGAAGGCTTTGGAGGGGCTCCAGTAACGCTTGACGCTCGCCTTAGTGTGCAAGACAGTCCTAACAGTGCAGGCATTGTGATTGACGGAATAAGGTACTTGAGAGTCGCTCAAGAAATGGGCGTTGTTGGTGCTCTTAGGGGTCCGAGTGCTTTCACACAAAAAACTCCGCCAAAACAAATGACCTTGAAGGACAGTGTTTTTGAGTGTGACAAGCTTGCAGATCGCGAACTAACCAACATCACGCGAAAGCAGAGTGTTCTTTCTCAAGGCACGCAATTATTAACGCTGAACAATAAATAGAGAGGAAAATTATGATTGAACATACAGAAAATGTTGAAGTAACTGTAAGGTCAGAAAGCGATAGCACGCCGCAAGTTATTCACGACTTGCTGATGTTTCCATATCGCCACTTTTCAGATTGCTACGGAGTAAAGACAGGGTCCTTGCTTGATATAGCCTGTGGAAACAATTTTCAAAAAACAATCTTAAAAGAAAGTTTTGATAATGTGATTAGCGCAGACATTGAAAAAACGTCTGAAGATGTTGTTGTTGCAAGTATTACCGACATTCCGCTCGGGTCAGAAACCTTTGACGTTGCGTTCAGTTTTGAAACAATAGAGCACGTTGAGCGAACAAATCACGACCTAGCGATAACCGAGCTTCTTAAAGTAGTAAAGCGCGGAGGAAGAGTTGTTGTTGGCAGTGTCAACGCAGACGGCCCAACGCATTTAGGACAGGTCGAAATCTGGAAGGGAGAACTTAATCCTTTTCATATTTCTGAAATGACTTCTTCCGAGTGGGGGAAGTTTTTCAAAAAATATAAAGCTCAAGTCTATCAGTCCAAATATGACGGCGAAAGATTTTTTATGAGCAAAGAAATTTCCGATAGCGGTGTTTGCAACTATGCAGTCATTCAAAAAGAATAAGTCAAGCGAGACAGAAAAATGAGCGATAAATTAAAAATAAACGGCTTTGATTGTGACGGAGTTATCACTGTGGGCGTATACCCCGGCCCGAACGATGTAATTATCACTGGCAGGTCTTACGAAGAACAGCCGGAAACACAAAAGCTTCTAGATCAAAAAGGAATCAAGAATCGCGTTTATTTTAATCCGCTCAAGTTTGACGAGAAGACAAGAGCATCAAGCGGCCAACATAAGGCAAAGACGCTGATTAGGCTAAGGCAAGAAGGGATCGTTGTAGAAAACTTCTTTGAAGACGACCCCATACAGAAATCTGAAATCGAGAAAGCTTCTAGTTGGGTCAACGTAATACATCTTAACCACAGCCTAACCGAAAAAGAGAACATAAGAAGGAATGGGGAAAACGATGTCAGATAAGACAAGAAAGATTGTCGTACTATACTCGGGCGGCCTGGATAGCTTCGCGCTGTTGTTTGTCGCTAAACAACAGAATCCGGAAGCAGAAATCATCTGTGTGTACTGGGACCACGAACACGGAGCATCTGTTGCAGAGCGAAGCAGCTTGCCTGATTTTGTAGAAGTTCGAAACTGCGAATGGATGAGTTGCGTGCAAGGTTATCACGCAATCGACGGCAACCCGAATGGAGCCATTTATATACCGGGACGAAATCTTGTCTTTGCTGTCCTTACAGCCTGTCAATATCTGCCAGACGAGATTTGGCTAGGTGCTTTACATGAAGAAAATAATAGCTCAAACACAGACAAGAATGAGAAATTTGTCAAAGACACCACAAGCCTTCTACAATATGTTCTTAAAGATTTTAGTTCCGACATAACAGTTCGAACACCACTTGTTGAGCTTGAACTTACGAAAAGGGGAGTAGTAAAGTATTTAATTGACAACAACTGCCCAGTCAGTGAAATAACTTCGACAATGAGTTGCTATCAACAAGAAGATCCCCTTGAGAAAACGCCATGCGGCAGTTGCTTGCAGTGCTTAAAAAGATGGGCAGTGTTTGGTAGCTTGGGTTTTTCAGAAACCTGCCGTACACACCCGCTAGACTCAAAAAAGAACATTTTATGGCTTCGTCGTCATGTAGACAAGCTCAACGAAAGTAATTGGAAAGACAAGTTTTGTCTGAACAACTTCTGGTGGCCGCAGTTAAAGAACTACATGAAAAGCAATCCCGAAAAATTTAACTCGGAAGAGTGGTCCTACATTAGAGAAAGCGTAATAAATAACCTCGACGAGTCGTTAATGCTTTAAGCAAGTCTTAATAGTATCGAGAACAACTTTAAGCTCGCATCTAGCCCGGCAAGCAATAACGACCCAGCATGTCTGAGAGTAGACTCAAGCGGGGACGCGACAACATTGTTAAGCACGCCTGGGAATAGCATATAAA